GTCTCTTATAACACCATCTTCAACTGAAAATTGAGCATGTGAATTACTATTTCCGTTTCCGTCAGCTGTTATATTACTTAAGGCCAAGCCACTTATATATTGTGTGCCTTGTGTTAAATGTAAATGCAGATGTGTTTCTGCTGACATTATTACGCCATGCCGCTCGTCTGCAAAGTATATATGTTTTAAGTTTGTTGCATCCCAATAAATTATTGAGACTGTCGCAAATGATAAAAGTAAATCATCAGAAAATGATGTGGTAGATAACAAACTACTTCCATTATAATATATGAAATGTAATCCTTCTACATTATCTATATCTACAGTTTCCGTCTCGGTTTTGGTATATGGCGTGCCATTGATATAGTATACAAAATGAGTACCAGACGGTGTGATAGTAAATCTTCTATTGATGTCGTCAAAAGATATAATGGAATCGGTTGTATTTTCAAATCCAACTTCTCTACCATAACCATCACCACCACCGGCTTCCGGCATCCCCCACGATACATTCCCATTTGAATCAGATTTTAATACATAGCCGCTTACTGCACCTGTTGGTATTTGAAGCTGATCGGTTCTTGTTTTACCTACAACCTCAAGTTCAACCTGTGGACTATCTATCCCGACACCAAGTCTCTTTGCTATATAACTGTATCCATCACTTTTTGCTCTAAAAACATCGGCACCAGCAGAATCTTTTACCGAAAATCCACTGGTGCCGTCATTTGTTGTAATTTGTACAAAGGCATTATAACCATCTATACCTATCTCATTATCTTCATCACGAACCCAGCCTTCCCGGACGCCGTATTCGTTGTCTATGGTTCCAATGCCCATTCATTTACCCTACCTTAGACTATATTTTGTGCTGTGTAAGTGTACTTAACTAAATGTACTTGGGCTCTCGCCGTATAAGTATCTGCGCCCGCTGTGCCACGACGTACAATGTTTATCACAATTATATCGTCGGTCAACGAAATGGCACCAGCAGATATTGATAAGTTGGTCGTAGTACTTTGTAGTTCATCAGCAGTTCCAGCCGCTGCCTGTGTATAGTCATCAGTTGTTACTGCACTAGATGAAAGTTCAGTTAATGCCAATGATTTATACTCTAGTCTCCATGCAACATCTCCTGCAGTTGCATCTTCTGGAGACCACACAACCTCCACAACTATATCACTTATGCCATCCCAATCTGCTGGAACAGGTATTGTCCAACTGGCACGACCAGTTTTGCCACTCACAAAGTCTATTGCTGGTGTTCCACCGTCTGAACTAACCTTGGTATTACCATTTTGAATTGCACCACCAAGCTCAAGACCAACCACCTGGGTAAAGGTCGTATCCAAATCTTCAAGCGTCAAGCTTTGCAGATATCCATCTATTGCCTCAAGAGCAGACTGAACTGAGTCCTCTGTCATAAGAGAACCAAATGTATTGAAATTATCTGCATCAGTACCAACTATGGATGCGCCAGATTGCGTATTTGGTGTACCCGCTGTTCCAGCTCCAGTAATTGGACGAGGTGTACCATTCTTGCAGATGTATAGATTTGACCACCCATGTGTAGAATCACCAAGTGTGTCAGTACAGCTTGTGGCAGGTATTACATCATTTCCATTACCATCAAGAATTACGCCACCAGCACCATCAATTGTCATAGTACCAGTAGTTGTACTAAGGTTGGATGAAGCATCAGCATCTAGGCTTATTGAACCACCCGCAGTGGTATCTATTGTGACGCTATCTGCATCAACATCTAGCGCATCTGCAGAACTTATGATCATATTGCCACTTGTTGTAGTACTTAGCGTTAATGTTCCGCCATCAACAGTAAAGTTAGATGCAGCATCAGAGTCTATGCTCACAGCACCAGTTATATCTACATCAAATGGTCCTGCGCCATCCATATCAAAGCCAGTGTCTAAGTCAAATCCACCAGTTGCTGTAACTTGTAATTTTTCTGTACCAGCTATTACGACAGCACCATCTGTTGCATTTGTAGTTATTATTGCGTTTCCACCATCTGGGTCATTATTATATGCTCTTTGCAAAGTTATATTATCAAATTCTGCAGAAATATACCCATCTATATAACCGTCAATAGCCTCTAATGCCGCCTGTACAGAATCTTCAGTCATAAGGAAACCAAATACACCAAAGTTATCTGAATCTGTTCCAACTAAAGATGCCCCAGATGTTATATTTGGTGTACCAGCCGAACCCGCACCACCTAGTGGTCTTGGTGTTCCATTCTTACATAGATATATATTTAGCCATCCATGTGTAGCATCGCCCAGATCGTCGGTACAGCTTGTTGCCGGTATTACATCATTACCATTGCCATCTAAAATTACACCACTTGCACCATCAACTGTAACTGTACCACTAGTGGTTGTGCTGAGTGTTAATGCAGCACCATCAACAGTAAAGTTAGATGCTGAATCCGCATCAATGCTAACAGCCCCAGTTATATCTACATCAAACGGGCCTGAGCCATCCATGTCGAATCCGGTATCTAGATCAAATCCACCAGTTGCTGTGACTTGAAGCTTTTCAGTGCCAGCTATTACAACAGCGCCATCTGTGGAGTTAGTGGTAATAATTGCATTTCCACCATCGACGTCATTATCATATGCCCTTTGCAGAGTTATGTTATCGAACTCAGATGCCACTGTGCCAAAATATGCATCTATTGCTTCTAGCGCAGCTTGCACCGAGTCATTGACCATATAAGGTCCAAATGTGCTAAAGTTTAGATCATTTGTATTTATTACAGCCGCACCAGATGTAGAGTTGTGAATTGAACTTGTACCAATTGAACTTAAATCAAGTGTTGCCGCAGTAGCTGACAAATATGGAAGCGGCCTAAACGTCTGTGCTTCCGGAGTAGTACTTCTATCAATTGAGATTTCCCAACGACTTTGAGTATCATCCCAGTGGAATTCTGCATATCCATCAGATCCCAGTTCCATTTCAATACCGGTTGTTCCAGAGAATCCTGCTGGAGCACCAATATTCAATCTTATAAGTCTATCTTCAACATACAACTGCTCAGTGTTTAGAATCGTCTCGTCGCCATTTACATACAGATCACCTTCAACTACTAGGTCATCTCGCACACGAACAAGAACTTCCTGACCATAAGCGTCATCACCAAGCCTCAATTCATTTATATTTGTAAATGTTTCAATGTACTCGTTCGTGCCATCACTAACCAAGAAATCGCCAGTGCCATTTGGAACCAATACATTTACATCGCCAGAAGTTGTTGTAGATAGTGTTAGGTTTGCGCCATCAACAGTAAAGTTAGAAGCCGCATCGGAATCTATACTTACAGCGCCAGTTATATCTACATCAAATGGCCCAGCACCATCCATATCGAAACCAGTATCCAAATCGAAACCACCAGTTGCTGTGACTTGTAGTTTTTGGTCACCGGCTATTATTACAGCGCCATCTGTAGAATTAGTTACAATCGTTGCATTACCACCATCAGGATCATTATCGTATGCACGTTGCAAAGTTATATTGTCAAATTCTGGCCATATATAATCTTCAAAATATCCATCAACTGCTTCCAATGCACTTTGCACAGAATCCTCTGTCATAAGAAATCCAAAGGTGGCAAAGTTATCTGCGTCTGTGCCAACTATTGAGGCACCAGATTGCGTATTTGGAGTACCAGCAGAACCAGGCCCTTGAATTGCCCTTGGTGTTCCATTTTTGCAGATCCAAACATCCAACCAACCGTGTGTTGAATCACCGAGTGTGTCAGTACAACTAGATGCTGGTATTACATCACTGCCATTACCATCAAGTATTACGCCACTGGCACCATCAACTGTTACTGTACCACTAGTGGTTGTGCTAAGTGTTAAATTGGCACCTGCAACAGTAAAATTAGATGCAGAATCAGCATCTATACTTGCTGCGCCTGTTATGTCAACGTCGAATGGCCCTGCGCCATCCATATCAAATTGAGTGTTTAAGTCAAAACCTTGTGTTGCGGTAACTCTAAATCCTTCCGTACCTGCAATTACAACCCAACCATCTGTTGCATCAGTAGTAATTGTAGCATCAGCACCATCACTGTCTGCTTTATATGTTTGCTGCAGATTTTGCAGTACAGTCTCTCCAGCGCCAACCAGACGTGTCCATTGAGTACCGCCATCATTATTTATATAAAGATAACCATCCTGATGATCCATACCAATAGAACCAAGATAGCCTGCCACCGATCCATTTGGATCTCCGTGTAGAGTATAGATACCAACACTTTCATCACCCTCATCTAACATTTCAATCATGATTGTGTCATGATGTGAATGATTATGGATTAAAACTCTTCCACCATGTACATGAGCCTCACCACGAATGCCAAGATATCCGTCACTATGAGCCTGCAATGACAGTATTTCGTATGAATCAAGAATTCTAAATTCAGTAGCACCCTGAGCATCTTCAAGAATTATCTCAAGATTCCGCGCTTCGACGTTCCAATCATTATTGTCGATATCTCTGCTGAAACCCTGTTGAACAGCGTTCTCATAATTAAAAGCCATTTTTTTAAATCCTCCGGCAAAATTTATTCAACACCACGTCCGATGTATTCCATTCTTATAAGATGTACTCTTGCTGCTGAATTATAAGTGTCTTGACTCAATGAACTATCTCTTTCCAAACTAAAAATCAAAATATCCTCTGAGTCTATTACTCCAGAAGAAATTTTAATATTATTTCCTGTGTCTATTAGCCTATCGGCAACACCTGGTGTAGCTTGAGTGTAAGAAACTGTACTCATCGCTATGTCGACATTGCCAACGTTACTTTCTATTATTCTATATCTCAACTGCCACTGAACATTTGCATTTTGATTATCTGGAACAGACCAAAATATTTTTATAATAATATCTGTATCATCAACATAATCACGCGGCAATGAAACTGAGTGTCTTACTTTTCCTACTCTATTTTTATTTGGAAATTCTAAAACTGGTGAGTCAGATACATGACTTAAACTGACTACGCCATTAGTTATTCCACCATGTATATCAAAATCCCATATTTTTACTACATTAGCCCCGATAGCAATGTAGCCATCAATCTGAGATATTGCGTCTTGTATATTATCGGCAGTTATGTATGTGTTACCATAACTATCATATGCTACCTGATAAGCATCTATAAGACCATTTACTTCTGCACGGTCATCAATAATGTCAAAAATAGTACCTGATACTATTACAATACGCGCTATATTGGTAGATAATGATGGATAACTAACTGTATTATTTAATACTAGATTATCATTCTTATCTAAATATACATAAAATGTATCAGTTGCGCCAACCCACGATGAATGTGAGATATCCGTTACGCCGTTATAATATTTCCCAGCACCATAAAACCCAGCCGCAATATCTATAGTCTCATTTACTGTGTGGGATTTTGATGCACGTAACGCGTTTAAGTGCCCTTGTAGCTGTCTTGATGTGGGTCTAGTTGTGGCCATTTATCCGCCCTTTATACACATGCGGCACCTACTATACCGCTAATTATTAATAGAATTATATAATTACAGAACATTTATAGTTTACCATCTGATTCTCCAACTTATTGAAATAATTATGTTAATACAGCCGAATAAGTTGTTCCTCCAATCCTTACTTTTATTTCTCTCGTTCCACCAATATCCGTTACCCACACATCACCGTTACTCAAATCTCCCGGATCTACTGTAAATATAGGAACGTTTATCGGCGCTCTCCCAGTGTTGCTCCCAGCAATAACTTTATTTGCTACCTCAAGATCTTGTGATAGATACCCATCACCTTCCACATGTATTGTCTTGGATGGCAATATAGTACCAATTCCAAATCTTCCAATACTTGTTAATCTAATATGTTCTTCAAAAATACCATCATTTGACAATTCAAATGACATATATGTTTTTTCAGATGAATCTGTTGCGTCTTCAGTACCAGTTGTTATGCGACTTGCTGGAAATAAATTACCACCAGTATCTTCTAATCTAGTCAATATTGATGATCCTATACCAGTCTGCGATCCGATGACATGTGATGTTGTGCGTTCAATTACAAAAGTATCTACAATAGTATTTCGACTGACTGTGTCTTTTTGCAGCAACAATGTAGGATTTGTGCCATGTACAGTTTTAAGCCGAGCCGCTTCACCACTTCCAGATTGATCTATGCTTAATGCAGTTGTGACATTTCCACTTATTAAGCGCAAAACAGACCCAGTGCTCAATGTTTGCGCAAAAGTTATTTGACCATCATCTAAAAATATAGTTTTAACACCACTCAGAGAATTGTCATATGCATTTTGTAATGTGGTTGTACCGCCATTTCCGCCACCCAAAGATCCAGGTAAAATCAGAATGTCTATTTCATCATCTGGATCAACAGGTGTTGTAAAAGTTATTGTAGATGTACTGGATTCAATATAGTTGCGCGGACTAAATTGTGTAACACCATTTATGTAAACCATTAGCCTATCTTCATCTAATGGATACGTATAACCATCTAAGGAAAAAATCGATCGATAATCAGGATCATCTGCTTGATACCCAAGTTTGTGTATTGAATATATTTGCCCAACAAAATCTACAGCAAGACGATCGCAGTAACCATCTATCTCTTCTATGCGCAATCCAGTGCCAGCTATTGTGTTTAAATCAACTGATACTGTTACATAACCATCGGTTTCGCTGGTATTTATATGGCAGCCTTCATTTATCCCCAAAATACCAGCAGCTACAGCCTCTGTCCAAGTACGTTCATTTCCGTCTTTATCAACAAAATAAAATTCGCCTGGGGATGTTGGAGATGTCTTCTTAATATATATACCTGGTTCACCCAATGGTATAGGATTTGATTCAGCTGTTACAAAGCGTACTGCTTCTGTACCATAAAGATGACCGGAAAGATAACCATCTCCAAAAACTTCAAGCGCAAGACCATGTTGATCTGGATGCGTCAATAAAAGTATTGGTTCATCAAATGTAGAAGAGCTTACTGAAAATGTAACTAATGGCTGTGATGGATCTACATTTGCACTTACAACCGATAAACCACTTCCATCATTTTCTGTGTTATCTATGTAGGCGGCAGCATATGCGTCAGTGGTTCCAGTTTGTTGTATAAATAAGGCAGGTCCAGTTCCGGCATTTATGAGAGAAAAAACACTCCCGGCGGTTGTGCCCGTTTTCTCAAGCCCAGACGATGGCGACACTAATGTGCGTATAGCTGTAGTTATTAAATACTGTGGATGATCATCATCTAATAACCCAGATAACTGACCATGATCACTGTATCCATCACCGCCACCGCCACCTATAAATCGTCTGCCGATAAACTTGGACATTTAATCTCCTACTTATGCATCATGTTGCCATGCTTCTACTCTGACGGTTACTGGACTTCCTGGCGTGACCCTCCTAAACCACACATTATTTTCAAATCTGTTATCAAACACTATTCCTTCACTAGGTAGCAATGGTGTTAAGTCACCATGAACTTCTGTCCCATTAAATGAATATTGTACAACATCATTTGGATCATTACTTTCAACTAAAAGTGCTAAACCAACCGAATTAAAATCCCATTTTGCTCTTTGCGCCATCACAAAAGCTGTATTCGAGACTTGTAATTTAGCGAAAAAATTTTTATTTCTCCTTCTGTTGAGCATTTGTTGTCTCCTAGCGGAATATACCAATACATCGCAGGCACACCAGTACCTGTACTTTAAGTAAAAATATTAGTAGAGTTTTTATGATTATAAAGTATTGATATTATTGATTATTTTGTATTGAGAGTATTTTTTTATACATTGTTTTATAATAACACAAAAAAGGGCCATAAAAAATGGCCCTAATTTGTTATTTATTTAGACTATCTATTAGATAATATTACAGACGATCCCAAATGATATTACCGACCCCTTGATCCAGATAATAATTAAGACTGGCGTGAGGTGCTGGGCTAGCTAAACAGCCTTCGGTAAAAGAAGTGAACCATATATTCTTATAATATGGGGTCCATTCACTAAAATCATTGCCAACGATAGTGCAGAATCGTGTCATTGGTACATAGGCTGACGGTGCCGGCGTCCCGCAAAGAATACCAGTAGAACCTGGGCCTTTAAAAACATTATGCACAATCTGAGCATAATCGACTCCCATGAATGATATGCCATAGGAAGCCAATAGTTTGGCATCAACAATATTATTAGCAATACGACATCCAAGTGGACGGCCAGGAACTTTTGGCACGTAGGCTAGGAACCCACCCATGCGTTTTCCTCTCAAAGTAACTTGGCAATCGAATAGATTCCAATAACCGTGAGGTAATCCGTATGCTGCATTGGCGTCGATATAACGAGGAGACCCATTCATAAATAGGGCTCCGTATGAACCACCACTCGACCCCCCCTCGTGTACTCCGTACCAAGAATCAAACTCACAATTGGAAATTTCGACTTGTCCAAGATTCTCAGGAGCAATAATGCCATAGTAAGAGTAGTTCCTGACAACACAATCGCGGATAAGAAGTTTCTTGTTTGCTGGGACTTGTCCAGCAACGATACCAATTGAGCTCCACGCGTCTGGATTCTCACCGCCAGCGTCCGGCCAGTTTCCACCTTCACTTACTTTCGCTGGATTGATTTTGTTGAGATCTCCGGCATACGGATCAGCAGGATTCATGGCGGCTTCAAGATCACATTCGACATCACGAATTTCTATATTTCCAGTGATATAGGCATCCATTTCCTCTAGTGTTGCCACCATGCCGATGGCAATTCCTACAAATGCATCTGCAGAAAGGGCACCTTCTCGGTCTTTGGATGTATCAACTGTTACATGCACCCCATCTATAAGTACATCTGTGGCATTCTTAATTTGCATACCAGCTTCTGTACCGTCTTCTAGTGTAAAATCTTTGAAAGTAGCTTTCTTGCCAACACCATTGAATAAAATAGCTCTCGTCCCGCCTGTAATCGAAGTCCTATCGGCACCCTGACCTTGAAGGGTTATTGCTTTCGATATTAAAAGTTGTTCAGCAGTCTGGAACGTAAACTTTGTGCTAGCATTTGACTGACGCATTGTAAGAACATCGTTGTCGGCGGCATCATCATGGGCAGCTTGAAGAGCAGCCTGATCGCTTGAGAAAGGTGAGCCGGCAATAGGTGTTCCGTCTTTAGTAACAGTGTAACTTCCACTAGTAATAATATATTCAGACATGATAATCTCCTTATGCTATCACATTATAGGTTTTTACAAAATTAGATACTCCAGACAAGAGACTAATGCCACTCACATCGATAGTAACTGTGAATGAGTCGCCAACCTGGTAGGTCTTCGTAGCGCCCGCGTCGGTATCAAAAACTACTTCAACAAGCATATAACCGGCGTCGAAACTAGGAATACCAGCTACGGTATTGGATTTTACAACAGTCGGGGCACCAATATCTACATCTGTTGCAGATTCGGCTGGAGTGATTACGGGCTCGAAATTTGCCCAACCATGCAAACTACCACTAGCTGATACCAATTTGATACCAAGTAGTTTTCTGAACGTGCTAGCTGCAGCCGCATTTAGCAAAGCTGCCGAAATATCTTCAGAGCTGGTACCAAAACCAAGTGTCATAACGGCATCACCTTCGATTGCCGCACCGATAGATTTTTCTACAACACGGACTGCATTCTGTATAGCCAATGTAATATATGAAGTATTGACATCTGATTGTTCTGTTAACTGTGTAGATGTAGATACCGAACTATTTAAAGCTTCTGTGGCTACATCTGCTGAACTTGCCAATATTACTAAATTAGTTGACCTTAATGTTAACACACGATAAATATATATTTTTTTATAAAGATCTCCGGATGGAGCAGCCATTGCATCATATACTTTTTGTTCACTAAGTCCCTCTATAGCTCTAAAAAGATCAACAGACTTACCAGGCTTAATTCTCATCCCAAGAGCATCCACTGTTTTTGTTGATATATTAGCAAGGACAAATGATCTTACTACAGATTGAATAGTAGCATTTAAAACCATAATTTTTTTCTCCTATGTTATACAATTGTCCTACACTTTTACAATTGCAAATAATTTTCACAAACTTAAAATTAGTACATACTTACTAACAATACATATTTTATTAGTATATTTTATATACAAAAAAGGGCTTTTTAAAAAGCCCTAATTTGTTATTCTATTTCGTTAGCTAGTTATTAGCCAGCTGCAACGCTCTTGCGTCCTACTGCGACACCACGTGCGTTAACGATACCGATTCCGATAATTTCGTTAACAACCCAACCAAGCTTAAGCTGTTTTGGTTCGTCCGCGGGTAGAACTTCGATGTCCTGACGGATAGGCATTACACCAACAAACTCTGGATCGGCTACGCCAAAGACGGTTCCTACTGGAACAATCTTGCTGACTATGAGGTCAGCTCCCCAAAGATGTGCGAAAAGACCAGTCTGAAGAATTTCGCGTTGGGTTACCATATCTACTTCGCCACCGGTTCCTGCAGCCTGTCCACCACCAGAACCCCAATTGAGTATATCATTAAACTCAACGATATTCATGAGGAATTTGGTAGTAACGAGGTCCCAACGATCTACCTGAACTTTGATCTCAGATAGGTCGCGCTTTAGAAGACCAGCATCAGCGATGTCTTGAGCAGTGTTCTCGCCACCTAGAGTAGAGTCACCAGCGAAATCCAAAGCTGCAAAGATGTTGGCATCTTCTTGGGCCTGAATTTCCTGACGTGCTTTTTGCTGAGCACGGTCTATGACGTTGAATCTACGTCTTTTGACCTCAGCAATGCGTACCGTTGGGTTTGAAACGACTTCAAACTCTGGTACAGTAACACGGTCGCCGAATACGCGTGATTCTGGGGCAGCACCATTACTTGAAATAACAGTAGCCGCAACATCAATATCACGATCGTAAACAGGAAGTGCACCTTGTGGAAGTGGATCCACAACTAGAACTCTACGTCCTACGCCTTGATAATCCAAGTTTCTACGGATCGGGTTAGCCATTGCCTGACCTAGAGCAATCTTGCCTTCGTTGGTCATCAATGCGCGCTTAATCAGCTCGTCTTTTTGCTCTTCCGTAAAGGAAGGACGACCAGCCAGATCCTTATTAGCACTTTGATTGCGCTGAATGATGGACGCATATTTGACGATCTGCTGCAAAGCATCTCTATCGTCAAGAGCATTAATTTCACCATGGGTGTTAAAAAGGCTCATTTTATCCTCCATTTTATATAGAACCTATGAGGGTTTGGTCGTATATTTACCCGTCCCAAAACTTGTCTCTTAGGTTTTATCCAATTTAATTTAAGCCGGTTTTACCGACAGGCTCACGGAATAAATCAAATTTAGCGCAATAGGTCCGGGGAGACAACAATCTCCCCGGAACCAAGCGTTATTTATGGGCTATTACTGTGATACTGAGTGCATTGCACCGAGGTACATAATTACTACACGGTCAAAAGCTTCAGCTGCGCCGACTAGTCTACCTGGGGTAGTAACTAGAGAGCCGTTTCCGCTGAGCTCGACAAATGTAGCAACTTTGTATCCCAAACCTGCATCAACTCTTGTAAGCTGTGCAGTTGCAGCGCCACAATACAGTGACTCACCTGGTAGTGGTGTATCAAATCCAGCTGTGACTACATCAGCGTCACATGCGTCTAGAGAGACAGCATATAGACCTGGTTTGTCCCAAGCAGTTACCTTTCCTGAGCCAGATGCAGTGTGTGGTCCAATAGCCGCACCAGTGGTGGCCAAACCAAGTGGGTTTCCAATCAGACTTCCGAACAAAGTACCGTAGCCAGTTGTGCCGTCGTCTAGAAGATAACGAGGAACAGCCCCATCTGTGCCATCGGCCAGCTGAAGAACTGGACGAGTACCAGTTGGGTCGCCTACATCTATAAGATCAGCAACATAACCGTCTAGAACATCTGGTGCAGCTTTTTCAGCGCTAGTGTTAGTGCGAGCAGCCTCACCAAAAACACCAAAATCGCCACCTTTAACGCTGGCAAGATCAGTGTCTAAAAAGTCAAATTGTCCCAGTGGCTGTTGCCCTGGTTGAAGTAAATAAAGTGCCATTTTTCAATGTCCTCCCAAATAATATGTTATTTGGGTAAATTCAAATTAGCCAAACATAGTTCGGCTTAGAGAATAACCTCTTACCCTATATGTAATTATTAGTAGATTTATTATCTATATTTTTGCATTCTTTTATCTAATTTATCAAGGTCACCTGCTTCTATTAAGTGTCCTTCATCTGGTCTTACTAATAGTCTCCCAGAACTAAACCTATCAGTTGTCCCAAGTCTATCATATTCTCTTTCAAGAAGTTTTAGTGCTCTAACAGTTGGTTCATCCAATGTTCCGGTAGAAGCAACAGTTGGAAATCTTGAACTTAACCAGTTTTGAACACTTTTTATGCGTTCTCTTGACATTGATTTGCTCGGGATATTACCAGCTATTCCGGGCTCAACTGTTTTCCCCGGCCTTTCGGATGAGCCAGTACGCCCACCAACATCATTAAGTTGTTTTTCTAAATTAGCACTATATCTTCTAAGTGCTTCTCCTGCGGAAGTAGCAACTTCTTTATTACTTGAAGATCTAACAACAATATTCCATCTTTCTAAATTTTTATCTAGAATGTATTTTTGCTGCACAAGTGTCTTAATATAATCTGGTGCTGCCTTCTGTGGATCTTCGCCCAATGCACTATCTGCACCAGATGTTGTTTTATTTATTATTTCTACCGCTTTTCTTGTGTCCTCTAAAATTACTGCACCAAGACCACTAGCCTCAACACTACTTAAATCACCATCCATTTTTGCGGACTCTTCTTTTATCTCCTCACCGTTATCGTCAAACCAAGTCATGAAAGCAACAGCCCCAGCCAATCCAGCTCCAGCAACACCAGCAATTTTTAATTTTCTAGCTATTTGTGTGCTAGTAAGACCTCTTAAACTTTCTCTTAATTCTTTGCCATGTTCAAGCTCAAGGAATTTATCTAAGAATTTTTTGTTTCTAGCTAAAGCAGAAAGCCTAGTTCTATTTTCTGGATTTGCCATCCACATCATAGATATTCGGTCACTTCTTTTTATGCCGGGATATACTTCTTTTGCATATTCTTCAAAAAATTTTCGGTCACTGCTATTTATATATCGACTTGTAGATTTTAATACCTGGTTTTTTGTATTCATATTACCAGTAGCAGCCGCAAACCAATTGTCTAAGCTACGAAAGTTTCTGCCAATGTTTGGATCCGCAGAAAGTTCTGACGCAACAGATTGTGGTGAAGTTTTTATTTGATGTGCATAACCCAACAAATCATCATGCTTTGTTTTTGCGATATCATAATTTTGCTGTGCAGTATCTCTTATTCCTTGACTTCTTGTAACAGCACTTCCCTTATCCTTTGCGGCCTCTGCGGCACGTTGCGCTTGCCGCCTATATGTCCTTGCCTTAATGGCTTGACTTTCTAACATTGTTTGTCTTGATACAGGTATATATCCTCTTTCTCGCATAATGTCATCATGAACACGCGCAATGCCATGTGCGGCTAGATCGGCATCATCAGCTAGTCTTCCATAGTATTTTGCTGATCCCAAAAGACCGTTATATTCTTCTTCAAGTTTTGTAAGCTGATTTTCTGCTTGCCTCAGATGCCCATATGCTTCTCTAGCTGCTGTTCGATATTCACCTATTTCTTTATCGATTGCTTTTACCGCATCATCCATTCCACCGGCAACTTCATCGGCCAGCTTAGATGCCCATAGTTTTGCTTTATAAACACTATCCGGTATATTTTCAATGAGTTCTGTTTTTGTAATTCTTGCTATATCTGGACCACCACGCCACCAATTTTTTATTCCCTTAAGCGCATCATCACCTAAAGATTTGAAAATCCTGCCAATTCCGCGTAAGATTGCGGGACTAAATGCCTCTTTTGTAAGTGATGGGCTTACCTCATTCAGAGTGCCTATTCGAAAAAAGATTCTAGATCTATATCAACAAACAAGTCTTTTGCTGCGTCTGTTAAAAGATCGGCCGCCTCTGTATGACCAAGCTCGTCACACATGTTTGCAAATTTTACCAATTGCTCTATCGAATGAGCATAACGACCAACCAAAGAACCAGTTGGCATTTTGTTAATTATTTCGATTGCTTTTTCCTGATGTTCTATTTCATTTTCAACAAGAGCGCCATCGCCACGAGATTCAGCAACATAAACAGGTTCTGGATGTGCCTCCTCGATTATACTTTTTTCAGGCGATTTCATTCGTTTTTCTTCTATTGTTTTAAGATCTTCTTGATATGGATTTTTTTCAGCTGCTGCAGTTTTCTTTAATCCAAGCAGATCTTTTTCCTCGGCAATTTTCAAAAATTCTTCTAATATAATAGAATTACTCATTGTTTGCTCCTATTTGCATTGAACAATCTTTCTACCATATATCCTTTATGATTAGCATATTGACCGTTCGCAACTTTTACCATATGGCCGGCATTTAGATTATTTTCCCTACAATATTTCGCTAGATTTTTTATTATCTCTGTTTCTCCACATGGCATTGTAACTTTCCAACATTTTGCATTAAACTCATGCCCTTTTCTTGATTCTGACATTTTTTGTCTATGTTCTATAGATTTTGGTTTTCCCTTTTTTCTTTGCGATTGTTTGGATTTAGTAATATCTGAGTGCCGCCTGCCATACATGGGATTTCCTTTGCCAAGCATAGATCTTGCCATTTTAATTCTATTTTTTTCATATTTCATAGGATTAAAATCCCCACCTTCAGTGGAGTTATATCCAGAATGATAAGTGTCGTGTATGTAAATGGCGCAAATTTCCGCAATGTCAAGATTTGAAGTTTCCACATTGTTATATATAATATGCCAATTCCAATCTTCTTTATTATATTTTCTTAAAGCTCTAGCAAATTTATAATCATGAATTTTGCTACATCTGTAATGATCACAAATCCTATCACTTAAGTTCTGTATAGTCTGCCCTATATACATTTTGCTATTTATTCTGTTTCTTGCGGCATACACAATACCCATTATTTTACTTTAACCCATACTTTTGTTCTATATAATCTGCAAATTCTTCTGCATTTTTTTCTTTTTCAACATCACCAGCCACACCGCCTTCTCCAGATTCACCAAGTCCTTCTACTCCAGTCCAACCAGTAGTTTCAGTAACCATTTCACTAACGGGCTCAGTAAATTTTTTTGTCAGCTCGCCAAGATGAGAAAAAACAAAAACACTAGCGAGGGCTGCAATTATTTTAGTAATAAATAAAGCCACAACTTTTCCAAAACCAAAAACTTTGAGTAATCCACTTATGATTCCAGCAGTTTTGGATATTGGTTGGCCCTGATATGATGCAGGCTTTTTTTCATATACATTATCGAAATAATCGACTACCGCAGGAAGAACTCTTCTTGGATCATCTCCTGGCCCAAGCCCTAATGCTTTATCAGCCGCACGCCCTAAATCCTCTGGACTTATTTTTAATATGTGAGTTGCAACTGTTATTAAAACTGTTGGTATTATCGAACCTATTCCCAAAAATGGAATTGAAGCATATGGAAAAAGTCTAAAAAGATTTTGAAGTGGTCCCTGGTCTCCTCTCCAAACAGTAGAAACCCATTGTTTGAAAACACTCTCTTCTTCTTCAGCA